CAGTAGATATGCCTGTACAGAAAGAGTTAGTTACCTCAGATTACTATAGAGGTAATCTAGTTGCATTTGCAGATATCGACCCACTACCGATTGAACTGTTTGGAAGTCTTGCCTCTACTATGGAAGGTGTATGTGAAGTCAATATTAAAGATGATGACACACACTTCATCATACAAGGTGATGGAGAGTCCACAGATTTTTTGGGTCTAATACGTCCCGATTTAATTGTCACTTATAATGACCCGATGTTGAGAAACCTGTTTACAGGAATGTCTGCATTAGGGTTTGCAATGGACAATGGTTATGAACGAGTCAATCTGATTGGTTTTGATGCATTGGAAGGTGACAACTTTGAAAACATTTATGAAGGTAGTGTAAACTATATGCATAAATACAATACCGAGTCTGAAGTGCTTAATGCACAACGGAGTCAGTTCATTGCACTCTTAAGGGAGTACAATGATTGTTCAGTATACTTAGGAAACCCTCTTGACAAAGGAAGGTCTATAAAGTATAATGAACTATCTTATTATGAAGTAAGTGAAGAATGGATTTTAGGTCAAGGCCTTAAGTCTTTAATATAATTGTTAATAAAATTGTAATAAAATTGTAATACAATAGGAGAATACAATGAGTAGTAGTTTAGATAAACTAAGAGCAGCAATGGAAACTGCTTCCCCATCCGATGGTGGAAAACAAAAATCCTTCAGTGACGACACAATGTGGAAACCCGAACTAGATAAAACTGGTAATGGTTATGCAGTGGTTCGTTTCTTACCTACCCCCGAGGGAGAAGAGATGCCATGGGTATCATACTTTGACCACGGATTCCAAGGCCCAGGCGGATGGTATATTGAGAAGTCTTTAACGACTCTTAGTAAACAAGACCCTGTATCTGAATATAATACCGAGTTGTGGAATACTGGGATTGAAGCAAACAAAGATATTGCTAGGAAACAAAAACGCAGACTGCACTATGTTTCTAATGTCTATGTTGTATCAGACCCTAAAAATCCTGCTAACGAAGGTAAAGTGTTTAAGTATAGATTTGGTAAAAAAATCTTTGAAGCTCTTAAGGAAGCAATCTCACCTGCATTTGAAGATGAGAAAGCAATTAATCCTTTTGACTTGAGAGGAGAAGGTGCTAATTTCAAAATCAAAATCCGTAAGGTTGATGGTTACTGGAATTATGATAAATCAGAATTTTCTGATACTGCACCATTATTTGATGACGAAAATAAGTTGAGTGGTATATATACACAACTACATTCATTATCGGGTATTATTGCACCAAGTGAATTCAAGACTTATGAAGAACTCAAAGAGAAACTTCAAAGAGTACTTGGAAGTGCTGGTACTACTTCAACTGCAGAAAGTATTGCAGAAGACTTGGACGAAGTTCCATGGTCTAATGTAAACACTGATACAGTTGCAGCGGAACCTGTAATCTCATCAGCTGAGTCAACTCCACAAGTGGAAGAAGATGATGCGATGGATTACTTTAAGAACCTAGCTAACGAAAGTTAATTAGAGTTCTTAGTTGGGATGGTCTCATTATATTAATGATATACTGTGAAAGTGAGACCATACACTAAGACCGTGGATTTACTCTTCTTAGAAGAGTGGGGGTACTTAGTAAGGGAAAGGTTAACAGCAAACATTGCGGGTTAATCGGTTAGGAGCGGGAATGCTGTAAAGCGTGGGGCGACTTAACACTTTTATTAATAGGAAATACATGAAATACGATAACAAGAATAGACCAAAAAGAGACTTCAAAAATACTGAAGTTCCCTTCGATATTATGCTCAGACAATTTAAAAAATATTGTGAGAGGAAAGGTATTGTAGAAGAGGTAAGAGAAAGAAGGTATTTCTTGAAACCATCATTCATTAAGAATGAGAAGAACCAAAAACAAAAACGTAGAAACGAGTTAAATAGAATTCGTGCATCTAAGTCTGTTAGAAGACCAACAGGATTGCAACGATAGAATAGGAATTAGACATGAAAAAGACAAGTACCCCTCAAAGACCGAAGTCTCGGTTTGGTAATGTCTTATTTGCTAAGGACTCACCATTCAAACATCAAGTCGTAAAAGACCGAACCAAGTACACTAGGAAAGATAAGTTCAAAGAACCTCTATCTATTATGGAACAGTAAGTCACCACTATTGAATCGAGCTCTATCGTTAACACTTGATTGACCAGTATTATTGGCCAATATGGTTGTGTTTGTTGCAGTAGCAAGGTTTGTAATATTTGATGCACCCTGTACACCCATAGCTTTTATTAAATCTGCAATTGCATCAGTATCACCAGCAGGAAGATTTCTTTCATTAACCATGGACACAACATCTTCCATAGTCAATCCAGTCTCGGGTGTAGGGTCTGTAAAACCTTCTGCAAGAGTTGTATTACTTAATTGCTTTGCGTCAATATTAGCTCTTTCTGCTTTTGCACTATCTCTATCAATCTGCATGTCTGCTAATACTTGGGATTCTTTACCAGTAACATAACTCATTATACCTTTGTCAACTCCAGTTATGTCTTTGAGTTTTTCATCAGAGTCACCCATGAGGTAATCAGTGGCACCACTGGCAACAACAGCTCCTGTGGCAGCGGAAGCAAGCATGACTCCAGCTGTAACCCAACCTACTGGGTTAGATGCTAAAAAGAACCCTGCTGCAACGGTGGCGGCTATTCCACCAACCAGTCCTGCAGTTGGGACTGCTACGTCTTCTCTCTTTTTGTCGATTATATATTGAGTAAATTCTGTAGATTGTTCAGGTGTTATCTCTCCGTTGGCTAACTTGAATGCCAACACGGCTTCCATATCCTTAGTCTCATCTAGGTTGGCAAATATCTCCAAAGGAGTGAGTGCGGCTGACACTACATAACTACTTTTCTTAACAACATTACCAGCAACTGATATAGCTTTACCACCAAGACCAGCTGCTTTGGTGGTTGTTTTAAATCTTTTATCTGCCGTACCATCAGATTTAAGTGGTCGGGTATCTGTACCACCGTCTTGCATACCAAGTTGTTGAGTTAAAAGTCCAGTACCCATACCCACGTTGGCACCTGCGTCTGCAACTGCTAAGATGGCATTACTCTTTTCGTCTTCAATTCGTGTTTGTTGGTCTGATTCTAATACTGCAAATTGTTTATCATACTCCTCTTGAGTAATTTGTCCAGTCTTTAGTTGTTCACCTAACTCTTTGGTACTTTCAGCATTAACAGGAGAGGTTTTATTGTTTAAAAGGAATCTTTGTACCCATCTATCAAATCCCTCGAACCTATCCATTAACATCAGGACAGCAACACCCAAAGCTCCCAAGATAAGTGTACCAAGACCCATTTGTTTTAAGAATGGCATCATAGCCTTTGTTTGTTTTTTACTAATAAGACTAGCTTCAAGAACATTACCTTCGACCATACCAAAGAGTTTGTTTGAAGACTCTTCTTGTTGTTGGTTACCTAGTACTACACCTTTTATGGAGTCTGTAAGACCATCGGATGCATCTTTTTGTTGCAACATACCACCAGTCATAAAGTTTGCAGCTTTACCAATACCACCGAATACCTTTTGAACTGCATTAAACTTCTTGGTTGCATCATCTAAGAACCCACCAATGTCTAACATACCACCACTTAGTTCTTTAAGACCATCAGTAAAGTCACTGTAACCTTTGCTATCCGTTGATTTTTCGAGGTCAGTCTGTATTGCAGTTCTTATTCTTTTTTCATTTTCTTGTAGTTTTTCTAAATCTCTTTCGAATGCATCCTTTACTTTCTTAGACTCTGCATCAATAATTTTTTGTTCTTCGTCAATCTTTCCCTGAAGGTCAAGTCTCTTTAAAGCATCTGTGGTCTTAGACTGTTCATTCATTAATGATTCCATCTCAGTCTTAGCTCTATATACTTTGATGTTCTCTTCTATCTCTTTTGTTTGTTGTTTTTGTTTAGCAACGAGTGCTTCTGTGGCATCTTTTAATTCTTTATTATTTGCGGCATCTGCCATTCCTTTAGCTAGTTTTTTATTGGTAAGGAACCCCTCGAAGGTGTCTTTAGACCCTGTTCTTATGTTTGCAGCTGAGATTGCAAGGTCACCATTAACTTCTGCTAACTTACTGGTGAGTCCTTTAAACTTTGTATTTAAGTTCTTGGTTGCATCTGCATATTCTTCTTGTGACTTGACACCCTTTTCTTGAGCTGATGTCATTGCCCTTTGAGATGCAACAAAAGAATTCATGAACCTTTTGTCTACAGTTCCGTCTGCCTTAAGTTTAATGTCGGGGGTTTTATCTGCCATTTAGATTTCTCTTATTTATTTTCCACCAAAAGCTTTACCAGCTTCTGATATTCCGAATGCACCTAGTGTCACAACAACGAATGATGTGTAGATGGTTTCAGAGACTTTCAAGTCCATGTCCCATGCAAGTGCGGTTACTAAGTCAGTTAATCCGAATACAACCATTAAGAAGAAGGATATGAATCCTATAATTGATTTCTCATTAACATCATTGTCGTCTAGGAATAAATCCCCAAACTTTCTTACTGGTGGTTCGAGTTGATTCTTTGCCTTCATGGCTTCTTCTTTCATCTCTTTGATTGCATCTTCTTGTTCATCAAGTTTCTCAATCATCGCCATATACTTGTCTAAATCAATTTCGACTTCGTTTCTGCTGTTATCTGTATTTTCAGCCATTGTTAACTCCATATTATCTCACGATATTCATAATATAGGTTAATTTAATTAATTACGGTTCTTCCGTTTTTCGTTCTCTTCCTCAATATGATGTTCAAGGAGTTTAATGTATATCTCTCTTTCCCATGGTATCATATTCTCAAGTTCCGTTAATGAGTATTTATGATGTTGCATCAGCTGAAAGTTGGTATTATAATAATTAAATACCGACTCATGAGAAAGAGCTATTAAAAAAAACTTTGTAACCCCGATATTGTTCTACTTTGTTCAGTTTGACATGCATTACACTTAAAGATTGTATCTAATTTAATTGCAGGTAACCCTTCAAAAAACTTACTTACTTCTTCAAGTTGTTTAAGTGTTAAACTTTCCAAGAATTCTCTAAGGTCTTCATTAGAGATATCATCAGACTCGTATCTATCTTCTGCATCATAGATATAATCAACACCTGATGCAAGCAGGGCTAATAGTTTTTCTTGTTGGTCTTTTATATCGTCTGAACGACCCATGTCTACTATACTAGGATACTTTAATCCTATACCTACTTCATCATTGATATTAACTATCGTAGACTTTTCCGAATCTAAACCTCGAACTTCTGCATCTTCTATATTGACACTAACTTGTCCTGTTCCACTACAACCCGTTTCACCACATCGTAGAGACAACTTGACAGTTTCCCCAATTGATTTGGCACGAATTTGTAGGAATAGGTATTCGACATCGAACATTGGTAAGTCATCAATATCAAGTTTGTTGAAAGTAACTGCAGTTATCATATCTCTGATTGCATTTACAACATCTTCACCTGTAGTTGAATCCTGAAGTAGTAGTAGATACTTCTGTTCCTTTACTAGAAAGGGTCTATACTTAACTTCTTTACCATTACTTGGTAACTTAGTTGTATAGGTTGGTGCTTTTTGGATTGGTAATCCCATAATTTACTCCATAATTTTATTTTAGCCACCAGTCAATGTTTGTACTTTGGCTAGTTTATCGTCTAAACTTCTTAGACGTTTGAATACTGATTGTCCTGCATTAGTGTATTTACCAGTCTGCTGTCCAATACCAATAAGTGCATCCAATATTCTCCTACCTCTATTTAGACCACCACCACCTGATTCGTCAGGAGTGTACTTGGTTTCAAAATAAGTGTATGCCATGGTTACAGTGAACGACATTATCTCAGCATTAGAACTATAATCCAAGTCTTGTTGTTCGTATTTGATTGGGTAGGCATCTTTAAGTACATAAGTAAGTGTGTCTTTACCACGACCATTCATTACCATGATTTCAACTGTTCCTTTATACTCGTCTTTAAATGAAAACCGAGGACTTTTTGGGTCTCCACCATATATTGAATCCTGCCATCCTTCAATTGCAGCTCTATCTTGAAAGTTTTGGTCACAATAGAATGAAAAGGACACTTCTCCACCATCATTGGTTTGAAATGGCATATGTCGTTCTGCACCTGATTCAGAAAAAGTATATGCTTTCAACTCTCTGCCTGGCAGAGTTGCTTTATGACAACGAATACCATCTATATCTAATTTGACATATTTTTTAACAGAGGCAACAGCTGCTTGTATTACATTTCCTTCTTCGTCAACTTCTTCAGCCACTGATTTGGTCATTTCATCATTCTGAAATAGGTTGGGGCCGAATATTCTGACGTTGAATCTATTGGGTCTTGCACCTGCATCGAAATTTGCTTTGAATTTATCTATTCCTAAATCGCTTTTTGACATTAAATTTTCCTTCTACTTTCTGCATACACCGTGTTTGCATTTATTGTAAATTGTTGGGATGGTAGCATTGCAACCAAGTCCCAGTATTTTGGGTCTACTCTCATTATGTTACCAACGGTATGTGAGAATAGATACTTCTTTAAACATGGTTTTGCTAACTTTAACTTACTGATACTTTTGATATCGTTATATGAGAAGTCAAACCTTAAATCCTTCTCAACTGTTTCCTTAACGGTCATTGCATACAACCCATCCAGTAACTTTACTCTATCCCTAGGTGACAGGTAGTGTAAGTTCAATCCCTGAAATCCATTCTTAGTTAAATCCGTTACTATCACGAGTGGAAATCTATCCCAGTATGGTAGAGTGTCTTGATACTTTGCATCATAGACAAACATATACATACCACCCATAAGTTGGTCACCAGTCAAGGTGTCTGTGGCTGTTCCTGATTCTAAAAAAGTTCCAGTATTAGACCTCACATCTCTAACTCTGTTTCGGAACCACTCTAATCCCTCAACACTTCTTTTCTTTAGGTCGCTGGGGGATAAACCATCTAGTCGTTCAAACAAAGTTGCCATATACTCTATTTATGACTTTGGAGTGTATCAGAATCAAGCTTTTTTGCATTAAACATAAACACCCATCTTATATCAGAGCTAGTGTTCACAAAATTATGCCAAGAGTTCTCAGTTCTACAGAAGATATACCCACAATTAGGTTTCCAAGGGTCTTCATACATGTCATCACCTTGTTCATTTGAATAGAACCTAGTTCCATTGTTCACTTCAGGGGAAATATATACTATACTTGTTAACACTTTCCATGGTATGTCTTGGTGTATTCTATAAACACCATCGTTAATTTCGTTCTTGTATCCTTGGATTGTTGTTCTTGGTACATCAAAAATAATTTCACTTAAGTCATAACCCAGTGAGTTACCAATTTCCAGTCTTCTATCAAAGACTTGTTTAACGAAGTGTTTTTTTGCTTCCATCCTAACACTAGCAATTTGATTTTCATGAAATCCAGTCGGCTCAGGATACCACAAATCTGTTTTAACAAGTGGTCTCTCTCCACCACCTATCTGTAAGTCATGTCTTAATGGGAGTTTAGTCATCTCAACCAATTGATTAAATATGTTCTCAGGGAAAACATTCTCGATTCTTATGTGGGGAACAGGGTGGGTAAGTATTTTTGAGATATCTAACATCTTATATTTATCATGTAAGATGGTCTTCCGTCAAAATCCTAAATTTTAGTTTTCTATCTTTGCAGTACTGTTCTGCAGCCTTGAACTTAGTCATGTTGACTGCATAGGTCTGACACTCTTCTAGATATCTTTTTGTTTTTCGTTTAGGTTCTTTCGGGGGTTTGGTTTGTTTCTTTGGTTTTACTTCGATAATTTCACGAATTGTTTTCCCTTGTGCATTCTCATACTTAATACTAAAGTCAGGGAAGTAACGATGTACCTTATTATCTAGAGGTGAGATGTATGGAATGATGATTTCTTCGGAGGCCCATTCTAGTACCTTGGTATTGTTGTCACAATATACCATGAATCTACGTTCCCAAAGACTACGATAGAAGATTTTAGTAGGGTCTCCTTTGTATTTTTTGTAGTTCTTTGGTTTAAACTTTCCGCTATATGATTTTCTCGACATAAATAACTATATATTATAATCTACAGGTATTTATGTATGTCCAAAATCGATAAATTACTGGGTAAAATCAGTAAAGCCAAATCAGCGTTCAAGTCTTTAAAGGGAAGTCTCAGTGACCTCAGTAGTGCATTAGGTGTTGTTGACACTAATACACTTGGGGAACAAGCTGAACAACTACGAAGTTCTTTAGAGAGTAGAAGGACTGAGTTGCAAGAACAAAATAGTAAGATAAAAACTGCGACCAAAGAAAGTAGACTGAGTGGGTTGGTGATAAATGAACTAACCTTTCCGAAAAACAGAGATGCAGAAATAGATAATTGGATTATATTTAGAATACTACCAAGGGTGGCTGATGCAAAGATTACTACAGATTCCTCACTTGGTACTACAGAAATAAGATTATATGTTCCCGATGGTTTGAAATCATCAACTGCAGTTGCATATGGTAAGGAAGATTTTGGAGTATTGAAACGAGAAATTAATAGTCTCCTCCAAGGTGGAACTTTAGATGCTGGTGCTATAATGTCAAAGGCAAAAAGTACCATAATTCGAAAATTAATGGGTGGTAATATTAATGACTTGGCCGAGGGACGTGCAGTCAATCCAATGGATGAGGTTCTTTTAGATGGGGTAGACTTTAGAGAGTTTACCTTTAACTATGACTTCAATCCTACATCAGAGGACGAAGCTATAGAAGTTGGTAAAATTATAAACACCTTTAGACGTGCCACATTACCAAATACTGCACCCTTTAAAATTGACAGTACCACGGGAAAAGAGACAGATGCCGATGATGGTATAAACATGCATTTCTATAACTATCCAAACAAATTTCGGGTCTCCTTTGAGGGGCCCATTCAACATCATGTTGATGGATTCCTTACAATGGTTTGTAAAAATGTCGAAATTGACCATGATGGTGGTCAGAAACTTTCAACATTCTATACTGGTCAACCAGTAAGAACAACAATGACATTAACCATGCAAGAAGTTATTATACTTACTCAACAAAATTACGATAAAATATCTGCCATAACTAATGCATCAAAGAGTGGAAGAACTTATGATGAAGCTGGTTTCGGAACAAAGGCCAAGTTGGAACAGGGAGGTAATGGATAATGCCTAATAAAATGTTTAGTAATTTTTCGGAAGTTCAATACACACTTGGTACAGGTAAGATTGTTACCATTAAGGATTTCTTTAAGAAAGCCTCTGTTGAACAGGAATCACTTTGGGGAGTTGTTGACTATACCTTCTATCAATTAGAAGATGGGGAGAGACCCGATATAGTTGCAAATAAACTTTATGGTGATTCAGATTTACATTGGACACTATTTCTTGTAAATGATTTTGCAACTTACGGTGATTGGCACAAGGACAGTATAACATTAGAAAACCATATGTCAAATAAATATAAAGGACAGTGGTTGAATGCAGATTTGGTATCAGACTTGATGACATCATCTACAAATAAGTTATTAATTGGTGAAGAGATATACGAGACATCAAATACAAATGTCACTGGTAATATCACGGATGTGGATTTAACTCGGAAGAGAATTTCAGTTGTTGGGGATGTGTTCTCTGCAAATTCAATTACTAGTAAAACTAGTGGTACTGAGATTAGTAACATCTTTACCAACAGAACTTTCACACCTTCATCTGTAGTAAATAAACGAGATGGTGTTCATCATTGGGTAGTGACAGACAGTACAGGACTTGAATACAAAGTTCATAACGAACCTACGACTGAACTTACATCCAATCCACCTACAGCTGTAGCAGTTACTTACCAAGACCATGAGTATAATCTAAACGAAGAGAAGAGAAGTATTAAGATTATCAGACCTGCAGTAATCAATCAAGTTGTTACCGAATTTGAAGAATTGATGAGAAACTAATGAATACAGAAACCGCAGGTAAAATTTGGTTTGAAGCTATAGACCTTATAAATCAAGAAGGAC